CTAACTGCATTACAACTATATCACCTGCCTGCAAAGGCATGTCAATGTCATAACTATTTGCCCAGTTATTAGGCATAGAGTTAATGCTTGGTCCATACGTCCAGCCTAGGTGGTTAGAAGTAGGAGACATGTCACAAGGACCTTCAGCATCTGGGTCCCAAGGAATATCATATCCCGGAACATGCATCCCAATCATAAGCATATTGATTGCGGAGTTCGTACCGTTGTACCCCTGCGACCCACACCCCTCTGAATTAATTACTTCGACAGTAACTTCATAAGTGTCAATATTAACATCTATAATAGACACATCACACTGAGCGCCAGTTAAAAACGGGATGAAGAGCAGAAGTAGAAATACTTTTTTCACATAGCTAATATATAACTATATTTGTGACTATTATGAATTTAAGGTACCCAAATAAACGTAAAATCATGCAGTTAGAAGTTGTACGGTTTAGCTCTCAAAAAGACAGCACACTTGGATTGTTGTTTGAAGTCACAGACGAGAAAAGAGAATTTTTATGTTACACGTTAGAAGACGAACACAGAGATGACAAAGTCATGCACGAAACGCGTATCCCCGCAGGAACGTACGAAATCACACTTCGAACTGTGGGCGGGTTTAATTCTAGATATACTGACAGGTTTGCTGATATTCATAAAGGGATGCTGTGGGTTCGTGATATACCTGGTTTTGAGTATATTCTTATCCATTGCGGTAATGACGATGATGATACTAGCGGGTGCCTACTCTTGGGGAACACGCAAACAGAAAACCTAATGTCTGACGGGTTTGTGGGCAGTTCTAGCGTAGCATACAAAAGAGTATATACAAAAGTAGCAGACGTACTTGAGAAGGGGGAAAAAGTAGAAATTTCTTATATAGACTTTGACACTATATAAGTTTCCTTTATATTTGCTGCAAAGCAAACTATTATGGAAACCAAATTAAACTTTAATCCAACCCGCGACTGGGTTGTATTTCGTAGCCCCCGAGTTGAAAAAACAGATGCAGGCATTCATTTGTTAGGAGGCGCACAAAAATCTATTAGCACTAACATTGTAGAGATCTTAGAAGCAGGTCCTGACTGTGTTATGGTTAAAAAAGGAGACACCGTTCTTGTACACCCAGAGTCAGGGGCCTTGATTATACATATTGATAAAGGCGAGTATGCATGTGTCAATGAATTTCAGGTTGTAGGCGTTATTCCAAATAACGCGTAATACATGAACGGGACAGTCACTCTCCCGCTAAAAGACTTTGATGAGCTACGAAGCTCAAGCAAAGACTCACAGGATATGCAAAAAAAACTAAAACGAGCCGCCAAGGAGATCGAGGTTTTTTTATCCTTCCTGTGCACACGGGAAAATATCCAGATATACGTGGATGAGTTTAACAATCAGTCTTCTCAGGCTACAATACGCATTGTAGACGGAAAAGCCAAAGTGCAAATCAATGAAAACACTTAAGATAGAAGTAAATTCTACACTCAAGTATCTACAGGTATTTAATGGAATACTAGAGCTTACGGACAAAGAGCTGCTGGTATTGTCTAAGTTTATAGACCTGTCAGACACAGTAAACCTGTGCTCTACGGAAAACAAAAGAGTTGTAGCTGATAGTCTAGGTATTAAGGATTATAATACGCTAAACAATTACGTGAAGAAGTTAAAGGACAAAGGGGCCATTAGAAAAACAAAAGATGGCTACAAACTGTCTCAGATACTGATACCTCAGAAGAACATTAACCTACAAATACTTTACGTAAATGAGTAAACTGTCTATACGTCAAATGCTATTAAACTTCAAAGACGAAGTTATAAGATATGCTAGAGAAGGGGCACCTCATGTTTCAGGTACAGCCTACGAAACTAGGTTGTCTACGTGTACGGGATGTCCGCACTTAGAAGAACGTCGTTGTGGAATGTGTGGGTGCGTAGTAGAAGAAAAAGCAAAATGGGCAACATCTAACTGCCCTGATAACAGATGGGAGGATGAAGGAGAAAATAATAATTCAGAAACTAGCGAGTGAGCATAAGCTGCCTCTGCACAAAGTAGAAGAAGCTGTGTACTTTCAGTTTAAATATGTATCAGACGTAATGCGGGCAGGAAACTTTGAGTCAGTACGACTCCCATTTTTAGGGAAGTTCCATGTCAGAAAAGGAAGACTAAAATACTTAAATGAAGAACCTAATAACAGCTGACGGAAATACGGTCATACCCTCTCCGTACGTGCTTACTATATCTGAGTTTAAATCGCTCAAGATTGAGGAGTTGTCTGCTGTATATTTCTTTGTAGACCACAGATCCCCGTACGGAGTATACGAGGAAGAAGACAGGTGGAACCACATTATGGACTTACTAAAAGTTAAGTCTACTCCGAAAATTAAAGCGGCAATAGAGAAGTACAAAGAGTTGTCAGAGACTTCCGCAGTAAAACTTTTAAAAGCTGCAAGAGAATCAGTAACCAAACTAGAGGCATACTTCCGGGATGTGGACTTGACACTTGCAGATGACAACGGTAAACCTATATTTCACGCTAAAGACTTGATATCTAATCTGTCTAATATGGCAAAGGTGGTGCAAAGCTTGGATGAGCTAGAAGATCTAGTAAAAAAGCAGCAACAAAAAGACAATCCTAACAGGGGTGGGGTAGTAACTAATAAGTATTCGCAGTGATATTCCAAAACACACATAGTTTCTCCCCAGCAGCTAGATCATATCTTAAATCGGGCTACTATACCGACGCATTAGCTGGGACAAAAGAGTATTATGAGTTCTGGGACACGGAACGAAACAGATGCATGTATGGATTTGAAGTAAATGGCATCAGGATTACAGGCTACCACTACTTTTATCTTAATTACTGCCCAATTGACCGAGCAGTAGACGAAGTTCTTCCAGATGGTACGGTGCAAGCCCGCAGAGAGCGCACATTTCCAGCATTTTACGACGGAGACTACAAATACTACCATGCGGTAGACACATGTAGGAAAGAAAACAAACATATGTCTGTCCTTAAAGCCAGACGTAAGGGGTTTTCCTATAAAGCTGGGAGTATGCTAGCACGTAACTACTTCTTTCTACGTAACTCTAAGAACTTTGTATTTGCAGAACAGAAAGAATACCTAACAGGTGACGGACTCTTGTCTAAGACCTGGGATTTTATATCATTTATAGATGATAACACTGCATGGACACAGCCTCGTCTTACTGACAAGGAAATGCACAAGCAATCTGGGTATAAAAAGAGAGTTAACGGGACAGACGTAGCTCTTGGCATGAAATCACAGATAATTGGGGTATCTCTTAAGGATAATCCACATAAAGTGCGTGGTAAAGCAGGTGAGCTCATATTCTTTGAAGAAGCGGGATCGTTCTCGGGACTTCTAACCGCGTGGGAGATTGCTATGCCTACAATGAAACAAGGTTCTAAAACACTTGGAACCATGATAGCATTTGGTACAGGCGGGGAAGAAGGACACGGATTTGCATCATTAGAAGAGCTATTCTACCACCCAGAAGCATACAACTGCTTATCATTTGAGAATGAGTGGGACGCGGGAGCTATGGGTACATCATGTGGGTACTTTGTTCCTATATACCAAAACCTAGACGGTTTTATGGACGACTATGGGAACTCAATGATAGCAGACGCTAAAGAGTTTGAAGAAGAAGCCCGCACCAATAAGAAGAAAGCAAACGACGCAAAAGCTTTAGACCAGTACATAGCTGAGCACCCGTTTACACCACAAGAAGCTACACTTCAAACTACAATAAACATCTTTGATGTTACCTCTTTGAAGGAGCAGTACAATAGGGTAAAGGCCCACAACTTAGAAAAAGAAGGTACCGCAGGCTTGTTGTACTACAAAGGTGAGCACGTAGCCTTTAGACCTGATCCATCTGTCAAGCCAATAAACAAATTCCCGCACAGGAAGGATGACGATTTAACAGGAGGAATAGTAGTATATCAAAACCCATTCCAGACCAAAGAAGGAAATACTCCGCACAATCTTTATGTTATCTGCCATGACCCGTACGCACAGAGTAAGAGTACAACGAATCAATCCTTAGGCGCAGCATATGTAATTAAACGTCCAAACAATTTGTCCAAGCCAGATGATATGATTGTTGCTAGCTACGTAGGACGTCCGCAAACACAGGACGAATACAACAGAAACCTATTCATGTTAGCAGATTACTACAATGCTAAGATTGGGTTTGAGAATGACAGAGGTGAACTCATTGCATATGCTAAGCGGTACCGCAAATTGCATAAGCTACAAGAAGAGTTTGAGATGTTGGACAAACGAGAGCTACGATCAAGAAACGTTAAACGTCAGTATGGTATGCATATGACAGAACAACGTAAGCGACAAGGAGAGCTCTATATAAGAGACTGGTTAATATCACCACGAAGTACAGACGAAGACGGAAATGTAAGATTAAATTTACATGACATTTATGATGTTGGATTATTACAAGAATTGATTAAATTTAACCACAAAGGTAATTTTGACCGAGTCATGGCTTTTATGGTGGGAATGTATCACACTAGAGAGCTATATAATAAAGAGGTCGTTGAAAGCATCAACGATATGTCTCAGAACGAATGGTTCGATCGAAATTATAACTAAATTTTATACTTTTACAGGATGTACGGAGCAGCAAAAATACCGCAGCAGAGACTCCCGCTAAAGAAGAAAACTAAGAAGTGGAGAGAAGAATGCATTGATGCTTTCATTAACCTATCTAAGTTTGGACTCAGCGAGAGACGCAGCAACCTTAAGGCCCTATATGATTACTATAACGGAGAGGTAGACGAAACCGATTACCGCTATGTCATAAAGCCGTACGGCAAAAGCAGAGAAAACTTTCCCTCTAAGCTGAGGAACTACCCCATAATCAAACCAATCATAGATTTGCTGCTGGGGGAGAAGTCAAAAAGACCACTAAACTACAGCGTTACTGTAAAGAACGCAGACAGTGTTAGCCTCAAAGAACAGGCTAAGACGGAGCAGTTACGTAAGACAGTAGAAGCTATGTTCTTGAAAGAAATAGCAGAACCTAAAGATTTGCAGAGCCAGCAGGCACAAGAACAAAAACCACTTCTTCCAAAGCAGGTAGCAGAACAGTTTGAACGTACATATGTAGATGACAGGGCCATTAAAGGACAAGCAGCTGTAAACTATATTATGTATGAGCAAGAGATGTATGATAAGTTCCAAAAACAGTTCTTTCATTTCTTAATCTCTGGAGAATCGTATTCGCACAAAGGAGTTAGACGTTCAGAACCCTTTTATGATGTGGTTAATCCTATTGATATTGACTTCGACAAAGACCCGGACGTAGAGTTTGTAGAGGACGGCGACTGGGCAATCGTTAGACGATACGCACATACGTCTACGGTTATAGATCAATTTGGGGACTTTCTCACAGAACAGCAGGTACTGGAACTAGAAGATCCTAAAAACCAATCAGTAGATACGTACTTATTGTACAGGTCAGAAGCTGCAGGTAATGGGGATAACGTATACCGCAATAGACTTGTTGAGGTGGTTACTGTGTACTGGAAGAGCCGAAAGCGTATTGGGTTTGTAGAGTACATAGATCAACAAACAGGCGTAGCGGAAGAGTTTGAGATAGATGAGGAGTACAAAATGCCAGCAGAACTCAAAGCCCAGGGCGCTAAGATCAACTGGGAATGGGTAAATGAGGTGTGGGAAGGAACAAAGATTGATGGTAGATTCTATGTAAAGATGACCCCAATCGCCAACCAGCGTACGTCATTAGATAACCCATCTCTGTGCAAGCTTCCAATAAATGGATTTAAGTACTCAGACATTAACTCCAATAACGTATCTCTGGTTAGTCTAGGTATCCCATTCCAGATTAACTACAACATATTTAAGTACCGCATGGAGCTTGCTATTGCACGGTCTAAGGACATCATAGCACAGTTCGATATCAACATGATTCCAAAGAAGTGGGACTTAGATAAGTTTATGTACTACGTAGAGGGTACAGGTATCGCATGGGTTGACTACAACAAGGAAGGCATACAGCTTTCACCTCAGCACCAGTCTGTATTAGACATGTCTATTAAGACAATAGAACAATACATACTGTTGCTAGAGAATACTATGCAAGAGTGGGAGAAGATATCAGGAGTAAATAGACAACGGCAGGGAACAATAGGAGCTCATGAAGGCAAAGGCTCTTCTCAACAAGCCATTGTACAGTCAAGCCACATCACAGAAGACCTATTCCGCAAGTTCTCGCGATTTGAACAACGAGAGTTGCAAGGAATGCTGGACTACTCTAAAGAAGCTTGGATATCTGGAAAGAAAGGCATGTATGTAATGCCTGACACAACTACTCAGTTTATAGATCTTGATTCACTTGGGCACATGGAATCTGAGTATGGGATCTTTGTATTTGATGC